GTGTACAGTGCAAACACCGCACTGCATATCCTTTGGTATCTGCGTAATCGCTGCAACGTTCCGGATGATGAGATCGTCTTCTCGACATTTTCCAGCGCGGCCAACGTTTGTGATGAGGCAGTGACCAACGCCGACGGCTCTGTGAGCCAGCGGTATCGCAGCGCATGCGTTATTGGCGCAGATGAGCTTAAATCAGGCGTTCTGCAGAAGCTTGAGGCTGCATGCGCCGGGCGCCTTATCAGGGTTGGCGGGCGCTGGATGTTGCAGGCCGGCGCCTACTACGGGCCGTATGACTTCGAGATCACCGAGGATATGGTGATAGGCACAATCGGCGGTAGCACGGAGCCAACCAATGATTCTGCAATAAATACGGTGCGCGGCACGTTCATCGATCCGTCGCAGTCTTGGACGGAAACCGACTATCCAGAGGTAAGTGTCGCTGAGTGGATCGCCGAAGACGGCGGTGAAGCAGCCGAAACGCTGACCTATTCCTACGTTACCGATGCCTACCAGCCACAGCGTCTGGCCAACATTGAGTTGCGCCGGCGTCGCGCGGGCGGCGTTATAACGATCCCAATGAATTTCTCGGGGTACAACTGCCGGCCAGGTCGCGTGGTTCGCGTTAACCTGCCTTCGCTCAACATCCTCGGCGAGTTCATCGTGACCAACTGGTCGATGGGCGACAACGAAGGCTGCAACGTCCAGGTCCAGCAATACGAGGCCGCGATCTTCGACGACGCGGTCGGGCAGCCATATGACCCGCTGGGGTTTATCAACCTGCCGTCGGGTGGTCTTGGGTCACCAACAGGTCTAACTTGGAATCAGGAAACTGGAGCAGAGGTAGTCCAGGGTGTGCTGTCCTGGGTTGCGCCGGCGGGCATTGTTACCGAGTACGCGGTTATTGTCCGGCAGGGCTCGGGGGTTGCGCAGTCTCACACGATCCAGGCCGCGAGCAACAGCTGCCAAATCAATGGCCTGCCATCTGGCAGCTACACGATGAGCGTTGCGGCAATCGGCCCAATGGCGCGCTCTGGCGAGGTCACCATCACAGTAAGCATTGAGGGGCCGCCAATCCCGGAATCTTGCTCTGTTCAGTCCTCGATCGACTCCATCACCCTGACGCCGAACAACGTGCTTCACGGCCTGAATGGCGGGACGTACGAATATTTCTTCAGCGTTACCCCACAGGCAACCGCTGGCGAATCAACCTATCTGGGGCAGGGCCTGAGCTTTACACACACCGGCCTTGCGTTCTACACGAACTACTATTACTTCATCAGGTCTGCAAACGCGTATGGAAAGAGCGCGTTCCTTTACGTGCCCGCCGCAACCTCCAACAACGTGGGCACCTATCTTGATGCTATCAAGGGGAAGGTTGATGAATCATCGTTGGCTCCAGCCCTTAACGGGCGCATCAATCTGATTGATGGCGATGGGCCTGGCTCCGTAAATGCTCGAAATGAGCAGCTTAGAAAGGATCTCGAGGCGCAAATCAAGCCATACGTTGATGCGCTGTTGTGGGACGCAGCAAAGGCTTACGCCAAGGGTGACATTGTTCGCCAGGGAAACAAGCTGTACCAAGCCCTGGCGGCTAACAGTGGCTCTCAGCCGCCCAGCGCAAACTGGAAAGACGTCGGCGATATCCTCACTGATGCGAACGCTTTGGCAATACGGGTTGATAACCTTGACCAGGAAATCACCGCAGTCGATGGTAGGGTGGTTGCCACTCAGGAACAGCTTACCCAGCTCCAGACAAAGGTAAATGACCCGGTAACTGGCCTGGCGGCTACGGCAAATAACGTTACCCAGGTGAATCAGCGAGTAACCAACGTCGATGACAAGCTGACCGCGCAGACGCAGCGAATTGACGGCGTGTACGCAGAAATCAATGCGCCTATGGCTGGCTCTGATAATGACCTGGCTGGCGGAACCCAGGGCTATGCGGGCGTTTGGTCGATCCAGTCTGCTATTACCGATGGTGACTACGCCCAAGGCAAGCTGACTCAAACTGTCGAAGCTCAAGTCATCAAAAACTACGCCACCTATGAGGAGACAACGACCGCGCTCGTCAACCAGCAGACCGCTACAACCAGCCAAGTAACGGCTCTTCGCTCCGATTTTGACGGGAACAAGTCCACCGTACAGACGCAGATTAAGACGGTATCCGATCAGGCGTCAGCCACCGCAAGCCAGACCACTCAGCTGCAAACAACCGTCAACGGACACACTCAGCAGTTCCAGCAACAAGCAAGCATCAACCAAGACGTAAACGGAAAGATCACCGGCACCTACTCGTTCCGATTCAAGTTCGATGTGAATGGGTCGCCCTACACTACCGGCGTAGGACTTGGCATTGAGACTGGGGCGAACGGTCAGGTTACTTCGCGCTTAGTCATCCAAGCCGACCAGTTTGCAATCTACAACGGCGCGGTAGGGGCGGCAGGATCTAGCGTGCCATTCGCCGTGAACGGCACAGAAACTTACCTCAAGTCGGCATTCATCCAGGACGCATCGATAACCAACGCGAAGATAGGTAGCTACATCCAGTCGAACAACTACGTCGCAGGGCAGACAGGCTGGAAGTTGTTCTTCGATGGGACGTTTGAAATCAACAGTTCGCTTGGAAGTGGCCAAGCTCGCCAAGTAATAAACAATGCTGGCGGCAAGGTGTTCGATGCGGCTGGAATTAAGCGCTATCAATGGGGAGATCTTAACGCATGAGTTTCGGCGCGAGGGTGTGGGGGCCTACTGGAGTACTGGAGCTTGATGAGACCTCATTTACCGTGGGGGTTACGTATTCGGCCTTGGTGCCAAAGAGTGCTGGCAGGTTCGTTGATATATCAATTCCTGGGGTTGAGCCTACAAAGTATTCAGCGGTTTGCGTGCCAATCGCTCCGTACGGAACGTCTGGGCAATTCAACAGCGCTATTGGGTTTATTCCCGAAATATTAAATGGAGTTGTGCGTGTTTGGTTCGGTAATAGGCAAAGCGCGAGCGGCCCGCTGGGGACCTCAACCCAAAGGTTACTTGTGATGAGGTACAGGTAATGTCTTATGGAATGATGTTTAAAAATGGGTCAGATGTTGTAGTAATCGACTCTGAGTTTTCAAGGCTGACCACTTTGGATAAAGGAGCCTGGAACGGTACTGGGGCCGGAGTCGTAGTCAACTTTGCAAAAACCATAACGACAGATGAGCCGCCACTGGTTTTCGTGCGACCTGATCAGTCCAACGTGTTTTGCTTCTGCTTGGTACGCGGATCAGCCGGCGCCTGGACGGGCTTTTCATTCGTTGGCGTTGTTGGTCAAGCCACATCAGGTAAGTGGTTTGCAGCTGCGTTCAAGTCAGAACCTACAGCGAGCTTCGGGTTTCGTCTTTGGGATGGTAGCGGAAAGCTTCTATTCGACAACGGAACTCCATGTGCTCAATTTACGAGGACCATCACAAGCTGGACCTATTTGGGGGCGGTGCAAGATCCGCAAGGCCAATCCCGCTTGTCGTGGACGGCTCCCTCCAGTTTGGCGAGCGGTGATTACATGCTTTTAAGCAACATCGCCATGGATGTTGCTGGCCTAACTTCTCGACAAGGAAATATGTACGCGGTATGGGAGTACAACAATGACCGACTGATAATTCAAGCGGTTGGAGTGGACCTATCAACCACGCTGTATAACCCTGTCGTATTTGCAAAACAAATTATTTGAGGACTTCATAATGGCAAGACAAAGCATTAATCTCGGCACGGCGCCTACAGGCCAGGGCGGCGATACCTTCCGCACTGCCAGCCAGAAGAATAACGACAACTCGAACGAGCTTTATACTGCCCTTGGGGCTCCGGCTAACGGACAGCTGCCCTCGGCGCTGCCCGTTGCGAAAGGAGGAACAGGCGGGACTACGCAGAGTGCTGCCCGGCAAGGCTTAGGGTTAGGCGCTGCATCAACTAAAAGCTTCGGACTGCAAGAAGGCGAGCTTATCCCTGCGGGTACTTACAGTGGGTTTTATTCGAACAATGCGCCGACGACCTATCAAGCTGATAGGCCTGGCGAACCCGGCCAAGGTGGTGCTTTTTCCAGGCTTGGCGCGCCGGGCTCATCTTCAGGTTTGTCGTACAGCACGGTTATCCGTATTCCCTATGCTCAAGGCTTTGAAGCGCAGATTTTTATTCCTGTGTCTCAAGGCACCGGTGGTTTGTACTTTCGGACTACGCCGTCTAACGATGGCGGCGCCTTCGGACCTACGTACAGCGTGTATCACACAGGCAACACCACCCGCGGCTCTGGCGGCGCGCTTTCGGCGGCTTCACCCATCCTGAGAATCGCTAATGTGTCCGCCAGCGAGCGCCGCGACCTCCAAGAGGAATCGTTTCTCCCCGCCGGCGAATGGGGTGTGGCCAACGATGAAGCACGCGGCGTTATTGTTGAGCGCCTCGGCGTTGGCGAGTATCGGGTGACCGGTAGCCTCGGCCTGGCACTGGAGGGTTGGCGGACCCACGACCCAAGCTCCCCAGACGGCGGACGGATGCTTGGTATCACCGACAGTCATCAGGAAGAGGACGGCACTGTCATCATTCGCCTATTCAAACAGCGCTGGACGCTCACCGATGATGGAGAGATGGTGCCGGGCTGGGGCGCACCTATGGATGTCCCGCTGAATAGCTGGATCGATGTGCGGCTTGAAATGCCCAAGGTCGATACGCCGCCGCCACTCAGATCGACCGAAGAATAGCAGCCCGCCAATTGAGCGGGCTTTTTTACGCCTGGAGAAAAGCATGTCGAGCACCGAAACTCGCGGGGTACGCAACAACAACCCCGGCAATATCGATTACAACCCGGCCAACCAGTGGCAGGGCCAGCTGAAGCCAGACCCTGCTTTAGAGAAGCGCTTCGCCAGGTTCGACACGCCGGAGAATGGTATCCGCGCCCTGG